CAAGGTGACGGTCGCCATCGCCGTCACTCGCCGCCGGACAGGTGCCGCTCGATCTTGTCGAGCGTTTCATGGACGGCATCGAGCCGGTTCTCGATGACGGCGAGGCGCCGGTCCGTCGCCTGATTCTGGCGCACCCAGCCGTCCAGCATGTCGAGCCGCGCTTCGGTCCGGCCGAACCAAAGGCCGGCGACCAGGACCTGCAAGGCCAAGCTCCCGATCATGGCGACGGGAATACGCTTGTCGAGTAACCAGCCGCGCGGCGGCGGCGTATCGGAAACGGCATCGAGCGCCGCCTCCGGCACGGAGGGGTCGTAGGGGGACATGGGCGATCTCCTGAAACGAAGAAGACCGCGCTGCCGAGATCGGCAGGCGGTCTTCCAGAAATGAAACGGCCGCCTCGAGAGGCGGCCGGGTTCGAGACTGATAAGCAAAGGGGCAGACCGGAACCGACCGGCCCGACGAGCTACGCTCGCGGGTGCCCGACGAGCTACGCTCGCGGGTGCCCGACGAGCTACGCTCGCGGGTGATCAGCCGGTCTTGACGTTGACCAGCGGGCGGCCATCGGCTCCGATCATCTCGATCGTACCAAGACTGTCGATATATTGGCCGAGGGTGAGATTACCCTTGGCGACCGCGCTGGCCGTGATGGTGCCGTCGGCGGCCGCACAGGGCACCAGATACTTGCCGATGTCGGCCGCCGTCAGTCCGGCAATGTTGACGGGCACGACACCGCAAAGGGCGATGCGGTCCCACTTGACCCGCTCCGTCTCCAGCGCGGCATTGAAGGCCGTCAGGTTGGCCTGATAGGTCGCCTCGGCGGCGACATAGGCGGTATAGGCCGCGAGCTGCTCGGTATAGGCGGTCTCGGCGGCGACATAGGCCTCGTAGGCCGCTTCCTGCTCGTCGTAGGTGGCAAGGTCCGCCAGATAGGTCACGTAGGCGTTGGCCTGATCCGTCGTCGCGTCCGGCCCGGGGTCCGCCACGGCGGCGGGTGCGGTCGGCTGCACCACGGTCGTAGGGGCGGCGGGTTTGGCAACGGTCGCGGGCTGCTGATCCGGCGCCGTGACACCGTAAGCAGCGACAATCGCCGCCTCGGTCCCCCAAGTGTCGTTGCCGACGTAGCTCGGCAATGTCGACTTGGGCAGCACGCGGCCGACGACGTTGGCGAACACATTGGTCATCAGGCCCGTGGCGTCATAGCCCAACAACGCACCCTTGGCGACGGCACCATACAGCGACGGGATCACCTGGCGATATTCAGCGTAGTCCGCACCCGAGGCCGCATTCACACCAGCCGATCGGATCGAATAACCGGTAACGGCGTCCCTGTTGAATTTGGAAGCGGAATTTCCAGCATTCGCGCCGAGAGCACTGACACCATAGAAGACGGCCGAAATAACACCGCTTCCGCCAATAACATTAAGAATTGGGCTTCCAGCATCGTTCGTTACTGCTTTGGAGATTACGTGATTGCCGCCGCTCGTCGCGCCGACGAGCAGATTGCCGCTGGTATCCAGCTCCATTACCGACGTGAAGGTAACGGTCCCGCCCGCGGTGCCGGATGGCGCACTCTGCCAAACATGCGTGCCGCCGACCTGCAAATATTTATTAGCGAAGCCGGTGCCCTGGTAAATATCGTTGGTGCCGTTGTAATAATGGTTAAAGCCGACGAGCGTGGCCGCATTATAGGATGCCAGCACCGCTAGACTGCCGATCTGAAGAATCGAGGGCGCTGCGCCTCCCCAGTTGCTCGGGATGACGCCGATGCCCAGGCGCCCGTTGGTATCGAGCCGCATACGCTCAGATGTGCCATTGCTGACCGTAATCGGCATGCTGCTAGCGAGGCCAACGGTTCCGGAAGCAATCCCGTTGAAGGCCGACCCGGAATTATTTGCTGACAGAATGAAGTTGGAGCCACCGGACGAGTTCAGATTGAGAAACGCATTGCCCGTGCTTGTCGCATTGACCTGCATCCCATTGGTTGTATCGGTCGTGGCGCCAAGGGTGAATCTCGCAGCCGGAGTCGACGTGCCGATCAGGAAATTACCACCCGCATCGAACTCGGCAACTTGGGCACTGTTGATCGCAACATAAATCGGTTGCGCACTAGTAGAAGCCAAGGTGAGGCCGCCAACGCCGCCGGCTTGTAGCTGCGTTCCATTCGCCCGGTTGATACCGGTGGATGTGTAGTCGGCACCGTATTGCACCAGAACGGTCGAGCTGGTGCCATTCGTCAAGACCAGAGCGGATGCCGCGGCAGTGCTGGAATTGCTGTTCAAGAGCGAGATTTCGGCATTACCGTTCAGGTTTTGCGTGATGTCCAACACGTTCGTAGGCGCCATACCAATACCAAGCCTGCCGCCTGACGCGAGCGACACGAAGCCTTGATTGTCCATCGACATTTTCTGGACGTAGTTCGTCCCCACGCCCCACGAGAATGCGGTGCCGCTGGTGACGGCGCTGGCGCAGTCCACGCCGTTCGGGCCTTCAACGAAGCCGCGCGAGGCGGAGAGGACGCCGTTGGTGGTGAAGCTGGCGCCGTTGACGCCGAGGTTCAGCACTTGGGCGGCGGCACTGGTGTTGCCGATTTGGAGGGCGGCGCGCGCCGATGTCCCGGCGGAGCCGTTCTGGATACGGGCACCATAGAGCGCGTTGTTGGTCGTGAACACGTCGAGCGCGTTGGCGGGCGCGGTCAGGCCCAGGCCCAGCATGGCCGGGACGCCGGCGGCCGTACCGACCGCGCGTAGGAACTCAGCCCCCTGGACCGCCAGCGCTGCGCTGCCGGTCGCCGGATGGAACAGGCCGGTCGAAGCCTCATTCAGGAAGGCGATGCCGGGCGTCGCCGCGGCACCATTGCCGAACAGGCCGGCGAGCGGCCCGTTGCTGTTCGCCTGGTATTGCGCCACAAGTGACGCCACCGAAGCCGCGATATTGGCGTTCAGATTGTTGGTGAAATTGCGGTCGATGGCATAGGCGACGTTCGACGCGGTCGTGCCGGCGAAGGCCCCGGAGCCGCCGACCGACAGCAGCGCCAGATGGGTGTCGTCGGTGATGGTATTGACCTCATACCAGTTCTCGCCGTCGACCGTGAAACGGTCGCCGGGATTGCACTGGCTGGTCCAGAAGGTGCCGGTGCCGACGACATTGACCGAGCCATTCGTCACCGCGACGGTGCCGACGCGATACCAATTGCCGATGCTCATGCTGGCAGATCCTTGGAACAGAGAATGTCGGGAATTGTGGGGAGATCGCACATGGCTTCGGCGCCGAGGCACGCCCGTAGCGCGTACCGATAGTCGGCTATCGACAGGCGCTGCTGGTCGCTAAGGCGCTGCCATCGGTCGGGCTCCATGAGATCGTCCGACGCCCGATAGCGCTCGCGCACCTGGCGCCGAAAGGCGTGGAATTCGGCTTCTGTCTGCGCCACCGCCATCGTGGCCGGATCGGCTGTTCGTTCACGAACCACCCCGTCGATCACCTGGATCGTGTCCGGATGATGATGCAGATCCGCCGGTAGAATCGCGTGACCACCCGGCAGCAGATGGTGCGCAATGTCCCGCGCCTGCGAGCAGCTGTGTGTTTCGAGCACGCGGCCGGTCGCGATCTCGTAGATGACGAAGTGTTTCATGCGGCACGGTTCTCCACGCAGGTGATCGTGTTGTTCTGGCAAAACAGATTGGCGCCGGTGACGCCGGTGCCGGAGGGCGGCGTGCCGCTGATCTGGAAGGCGTAGGTGTGGCTGCCGGCGGCCGGCGTGTCGTAGATGACGAAGGGCGGCTGCTGGAAAATGTCGTTCTGGTTGCGATCGACCATCGTCGAGGTCTGCGACCAGATCGTCGCGCCATCGCGGGTCAGTTGATAGGACAGCGTCCCTTGGCCCGTGACCGTAATGGCACTGCCCAGAACGACGGCGCTGATCGAGGCGCCGGGAACGATCTGGACGCGGTCGCCGATCGTCGAGAGCGTCGCCGAAACCAGCGTTGTCCAGCCGGCAGAAACGCCGATCGTCTGGTTGGCACCGGTCGCACTGACCGATCCGGAGATGGTGCCGGCGACGATCTGGGCAGATCCGACCGTGCTGACGCCCAGGCTGTTGGCGGCCATGATTTCCTTGCCGGTGCCGTCCCAGATCCAGCAACCCCAATCATTGCCGTAGCGGCCGATAATTGAGCGGATCGTGCCGCTGGTATCTTTTGTGAGGAAGTAGGGCCCATTGCCGTTGCCGTCGTCGGCGCCGTGCAGCAGCAGTTGGCCGTTGCCGATGAACAGATTGCCGGTATAGGTCGTGCTGGCCGAGATCATGTCCGCCGTGATCGTGCCGATCACGGCCTTGGTCATCAGCACCTCGCCGCCGACCACTTCGAACGGCGAGACCGGGTTGATCGAGCCGTCGCCGTTGACGGCGGCAACCAGGAAATCCCCCGCGGTCACCACGACCTGGCTGAGGCCGCCGGACCCGGACGCGAGGCCGATGCCGCTGATGTAGCGCGTGCCGCTGCCGGTCGCGACCGAGGTCTGCAGCGTATAGTTGGCCGAGGAGCCCGTCAGGCCGGCGATCACCGAACCCTGGCTGGTAATCGAGGCGCTGTTGGCCGCGACCTCCGCCTGCAGCGAGGTAATATTGGTGGCCGACGCGCTCGATTGGGTGGCGATGGCACTGACCGAGCTTTGCAGCGCCGCCAGACTGCCGGTGAAGCCGGCGGTCAGCGTTGTCAGTTCGCTGACCGCCGTGCTGGCGCTGCTGGCGGCCGCCGTGATCTGGCTTTCCAGGCCGGCGAGGTTGCCGCCATAGCCGGCAATCAGACTGATCAACTGGGTGGCGGTCGTGCTGGCCGAGGTCGCGACCGTCGAGATCTCGGTCGAGAGCGTGGTGTAGTTGCCGTTGACCGTCGCCGACAGGCTGGTGATCGCGTCCGAGTTCGCCGTATCGCCGGTGACGCGTGCGCTCTGTTCGGTCGCGAGGCTGGCATTGATGCTGGTGCTGTTGGCCGTGACGGTCGCCGCCAGAGTGATGATCGATTGCGCATTGGCGGCATCGCCGGCGGCGCGCGCGCTCTGTTCGGTCGCGAGGCTCGCAGAATTGCTGGTGCTGTTGGCATTGACCGTCGCGGTCAGGTTGGCGATCAACGACGCGGTCGCCGCATCGGCCGTGGCGCGCGCCAGCGCCTCGGTCGTGATCGCGGCGGTATTGGTATTGACCTGGGTCGAGAGCGCCAAGCGCTGCGCCGCCTCGGCCAGGGCCTGGTTGTCTGAATGGGCCTGGAGCTGCTGGCGCGCCTGGGCGATGGCGCCGGTGAAGCTGAGCGCCTGGTTGGCCTGGTCGACCAGGGCCGCCAGGGTCGCCGCCCCGGCATCCTCGGCGCCGGGCACGGTGACCGAGGTGATGTTCTCTGTGATCTGGCCTTGCAAACTGTCGATCACCAGTTCCGCTGCGGTGAGCGCCGTCGACAGGTTGGTGAGATCGGTCTGGTTGGCCTTGAGCGCGATCTCGCCGGTCAGCGCATTCACGTCCGTGGTCAGCGTGGCGATCTGCACGCCCTGACCGGTGACCGTGGTTGCGGATGCCGCCTGAGTGACCGAGGCCTGCAGGCCGGAGATCGCGACCTGGGCGCTGGCGATCTGGCCCTGCATGCCCGAGAGCAGCAGCTGCTGCACCACGTTCTTGGAGACCTGGATCGACTGGATCTCGAAACTGTCGCCGGACGCGGTCGACAGCGCGAACTGCAGGCCGATGATGGTGCCCCCGATCCAGTCGGCATTGGCCGACAGGTCCCAGGCAAGCGTCTGGAAGCTGCCGAACCCGGTCGGTACCGGCGTCGCCGCCTGGTTGGCCGACGAGAAGCCATGGGCACTCGTCGACCATTGCACCAAGCCCGACCAATCGGTGCCGGCATCCCTGCGGCGCACGACCATGACGACCTGGTTGTAGGTATTGCCGGCGATCGTGAGACCGGTCTTGGCCAGCAGCGGCGTGGTACCGGTCGAGAGCGTGGTGATCGAGGCGGCATTGACGGTCAGGCTGCCGCCGGTCATGACCCAGCTGACGGCCGAGTTCTGGAACAGGTCGTTGAGGATCGGCTGGTTACCGGCGATGACGGCGGCCAGCTGGTTGGTGACGGTGGCGGCGTCGGCCTTCAGCAGGATCGAGGCGTCGGCGGCGTTCAGCTGCGCCTGGACGCTGGTGATCAGCGTGTTGGTCGATGTCACGACCTGGTTGATGGCGTTGTAGACCAGCGCGCCGGTCTTGGGGTTGATGACGAAGCCGGCCGACTGGAACGCGCTCGACAGCTGGCTCAGCTGCCCGGACAGCCAGAGCACGCCGGTCGCCGCCGCGTCGATCGCCGCCTTTACGTCGCTGTCGGCCTTCAGCGCCATGTCGCCGATGGTTTGGCCGGCCAGCTGGGCGACCTGGGCGACCGAGCCCGTGGTGCTGGCCGGCGCCGTGATCAGCGGGATCAGGGCGACCTCGGCCTGCAGCGCGGTCACCAGCTGGCTGTTGCTGATCGAGTTGGCCAAGATGCCGGACGGGTCGTAGCCGAGCGGCGTCGTGACCGTGACGCCGGCCGAGAAGGCACTTTCGTTGCCGGCCCGGCTGATCGCCGCGACCCAATAGGTCCAGATCGATCCTGCAGTAAAGCCGCCATGAAGGAATTGGGTCGCCGGTCCCTTGTAGAGCGTGGTCGCGGCCGAGATCACGGCGCCGGCGCCCTGGGCCGCCTTCAGCTCGTATTGCGAGACACTCGGGCTGGCGTCCGCCTGCCACAGCACGTTGACGTTCGGGTAGCTGGCCGCGGCCTGCAACCCGGCCGGCACCGCGGGCGTCGTCGTGTCGTAGAGCACGGCGGCACTGGTGCCGGGTGTGGCATAGGCCGAGTAGGTCGGCGGCGTCAGGCCGGAGATCGCCCGGACCTGGACATCATAGACCGCTCCCTCGACGGCCGGCGTCAGCGTCCAGGAGGTCGCCCCCTGGCCGATCTGGACGGAGATCCAGGGATTGGTGCCGCCCGTCGTGTGGATGCGGTAGTCCAGCTCATAGCCGGCGAGCAAAGGTCCAGGCGAGGCCGTCCAGGCCGCGATCAGGGTCGAGATCGCCGTGCCGTCCGCCGCCAGCCGATTGGCCGAACTGACGAGGAGGTTGGTCGGCGGCGCGATATAGCCGCCCTTGCCGGTCGGCACGTAGCTGTAGGCCGGCACGGTCGAGATATCTTCCTCGGCGGCGCCGTAGATATTGAGGCTGGTGAATTTCAGATAGAGGGTCTGCCCAATGTAGGCGGACGGCAGGTCGTACTCAAACAGGCTGCCGTCGAGCCGGGCGAAGGCCGAACCCGAGGCATGGGCCGCAACCGCGGTGCCGTAGAGACCACGGCGCAGATAGGAGAGCGCGTACTGGCCGACGCCGGTCAGCGTCGCCGTCTCATAGGCCATCAGCTCGCCGTCGACATAGATCAATGTACGATGGGCGTCGGCATCGGCCTGGGTGCCGGACAGCAAAGTGGCGCCCGGGCTCTCCGCGAGGCTCACCGACAGGGTCGAGCTCGTATCCGGATCGGCGACGGCGCCGATCGCGGAGGTCAGCACGCCCAGGCGTGCCGGCAGGCTGATCTGGCCGATCCGCGTGTAGGTGGCGCCATCGACCGAGAGATGGACGTTGCAGCCACCCCAGTTGGCGCCGCCGGAAGCAGCGATCCAGACCTGGGGTGCCGACATCGCCAGGTCGGACGAGGGCTCGAAGATCACCGGATTGTTCACCGAGCCCGGCGCCACGTCGTAGTTGGTCGTGTAGGCCGTGCGCGCCTGCTTCGGATAGGCGGTCGCGGTCGCGATGCCGGCCGGGAATTCCTCGGCATTGATGGTGAGGTTGCCCTGGTCGTCTTCCTCGACCGAGGTGATGCGCACCGGCAGCTTGGCCATGCCGAGCCGGGCATCGCTCAAGGTGACGATGTCCATCGGCTCCAGCAGGCAATATTCCCAGCCGAGCGTGAATTGATAGCTGTTCCGGATATAGACGGAGCGCTGCAGAATCAGCTGCGCCGAGATCGCGCCGACCGTGGGGTCGCAGATCTCGTGCGCGGTGATCTGGTCGGCCGGCAACGGGCCGTTCAGGTCGATCTGGGCCTGGTCCTTGGCCTCGATCGGGTCGGTCGCATATTGGTTCGACCGGTTCAGGATCTCGAGCTTGACCCAGTTCTTCGCGTCCGCAGTGTCCGTGCGGGTGACGATGACCGGGTCGGCGCTGCTGTCGCCGACATAGTCGTCGTCGTTCAGGTCGTAGACCGGCGTGACATCGGGGGTATAGCTGTGGCCGTTGGCGGTGATCGCGGTGTCGCCATAGGGCACGATCTTCATGAGATCGCCCGACCAGAAGGCGGTCGAATTGGTCAGCTGCAGCCAGCGGGTCAGCGTATCGCGGGCGGCTTCCTGATCGGTCAGGGCCGCCGACAGCCACAGGCCGGTCGCCTGGCAATAGGCCTGGTAGCTGGCCGGCCCGGTCTGCAACGCCACCAGATCGATGTTCGCCGCCGGGAAGCCCAGGCCGTACTGAGGGTTGGTCAGGAAATCCAGGATCATCTGGGACGGATCGGCATCGTAGAGCGAGCCGACACCGGTCTTCCAGAACGCGCCCTGCAGTTCGAAATTATGATTGGGCAGCCCCGCCGACGAGCCCAGGTCGTAGGGGGCGACCGCGACATAGGCGGTCGACGGATAGGCCAGCGCCTGGCCCGGGTGATGGCTGGTGAGATAGCCCCAATCCGACTGGGTCGCCGTACCGTCGAACAGGCTCATGTTGAGCGCGGCCAGGGTCGTGATCGTCTTGTCGGCCCAGACATTGGCGACCGCCGTGATCGGCCCTTCGCACAGCGCCAGCACGACGGCGGCCTGATAGGTGTAGGTCGCACTGGACGCGTTGCCGCCCTTGCCGCCCTGGTTCTGCTGATGCTTGATCGCGGCGAAATCGCCGTACCAGATCACGTTCGGCGCCAGCTTGGTCTGGCCATAGACGATCGGAATGGCGAGGCCATTGGCCGAGGTCTGCAGCTGCAGGCCGGTATAGACCGGCTTCGCCTGAGCCTGCTTGGTGCCGCCACCGAGAATGCCAGCCATCAGTTATCCCACAAGCTGAAGAAACGGGGCGTACGCGAGGCAAGCGGTTCATCCCGGCGAGCATCGGCCAGCACGCAGCCGACGCGGGCCTGGGCGTGGATCACGCGCGGCCAGGCGATGACGAGCGCCGAATGGCTGAGCGTCCGGCCGAAACGATAGAGCGCAATGTCGCCGGGACCCGGCCGATCGACCTCGTGGGCGCGATCCAGCACGGTACCCAGATAGCGCTCCTCGCCGCGATGCAGGTGCCAGTCGGTCGGATAAGGCCGCGGATCGAACGCCGGCACCAGGCCGCTATCGACGAAGACACGGACCAGGAACATGGCGCAATCGACGCCGGCGCCCTTCACGTCGCCCAGATGGTGATAGGGCGTGCCGAGCCATTCGAGCGCAGACGCGACGACGCGTCCACGCTGGACAGTTGCCAGATCGGTCATGATGCAATGAACCTTGGGCTAAGCCTGATCAGTAGGCCGTCTCGGCCGCCGGCGTGTACGGGAAGCCTCGGAAGCGTCCAAGGTTGTTGAAGCGCGCGGTACAGGTCGCAGCCGTCTTGTCGCAGCCGGGCCAGATCATGAAGCTGTCGCCCGACGCCGGTGGCGCCTCCAGCGGATAGACCAGATCGAGCGCATGGGGCAGTGAGGCGTTGGCGCCCTTGATGGTGCGATAGAGACCGTCGTTGACGCCCGAGGTGAACAGGATCGTGCCTTGGGCGAAGATCGCCAGCCCCTCCGCATTGCCGGCGAGTGCCGCCGGCAGCGGTGGCGTGCCGGACGGCACCGGGATCGTGCCGTTGGTCGGTCCGGCCGCCACCGTCCAGCTCATCTGATAGGCGGCCTTGGTCAACCCGCAGCCGACGTCGAACAGACCGTGGATGCAGCCGGTCTGGTAGGTGTTCTTCGGCATCAGCGTGTCGAGCAGCAGCGGCATCGATTTGATCCGGACCTGCGCCTCGATCCGGCCGACCTGGTCGACGGTCGAGACGCGGCCGGCGAACAGCGGCACGACGCCGACAGGCGGCTGGTTCCAGGCCGTGTAGAAGGCCCGGCTGCGGCGCAGATAGCAGCCGTCGAGCACGCCGGTGCGCAACGCTTGGCCCCAGGGCACGCCATCCACGAGATCCGCCGGTCCATAGGCGAGCGTGATGGTCTGCTCGTCGACATCGAGCCCGACCGAAACCTTGTAGCGCATGCCATCGAACCGGACCTGATCGGCCCGGTAGAGCGTGCCGCCGACGGTGAGCGAGACGTCCTTGTCGGTGACGCTCAGCACCGTGCCGTCGGCGAGCGTGAAGCTGAACAGATCGGCATAGAGATGCTGGTCATTGTCGGCCAGATAGGCGATCAGGGCGGAAGAGGCGGATTTCATGCTGATCTCCCAGGAGAGCTTGACTGGTCCGAACCGGCCTTTTGAGACAACGATGCCGACCGCACGCGGCCTCATCCCGTCTTGAGCAATGGGCTATGGAGAGTCGTGGCCTTCAGGCCACGACATGTCGCCCGCAGCGGCGAACACGCCGTCGTTGTCCTGACCTGCCCTTTGGCGGGAAGGAGGCTTTCGTCAGTTCGACGAAGACGGCTCCACCGCCGCGTCGCCCTGTTCGCCGCCCGGCTCACCGGCCCCGGCCAGCGCCCGCTTCCGGGCGGCCGCTCGTTGCGCCAGGGTGTCGCGCTTCATCTGGAAGGCGGTGCGCCGTCCGATCAGCGATGCCGGCTTGGCGGTGCCCTGGGCCACCAGATACTTCCCATAGCTTTCGGTCAGCGACAGGTCGATCTGTTCGGCATTCTCCAGCAGACCGATCGCCCGTGGCACTCCGGCTTCGAGCGTCAACAGGTCGATGTCGAGAGCCACCTCCAGGGCAGCCGCCCGGGCCGCGAGCGACGGATGTGTGTCGGTCGGATGCGGTTGATGCGTCGCGGCAATGGCCGCGATGAGCGTTTGTCCCGGAACTGTCGCTATGAGCTGCCGACCGGCCCCGGAAAAGGCCCGACCGATGTTGTCGACCGGCTGACGTTGGTTGAGTGCGGCGATGCTGGACACCATGACCTGCTGCCAGGCCTGATCGGTTGCGGCGGACTTGGCCAGCGCGCCGACCATGGCCCGGCTGCTGGAGAGGCTAGCACCGATCCGATCCGCTTCGATCTCGCGGGTGCGGCCGATCGCCCGTTCGGCCCGGGCGAAGCGGGACAGAGTAAATCCCAGCACGGCCCGGGCCGGCAGCAGCGCCAGATTATGGCTTCTGCCACCCTGGTCGGTGGCTTCCAACGCCTGCATCAAGCCCTGATAGACCGGCTGGAAGCGCAGGCTGTAGGCCGTATCGGCCTGGAAGAAATGCGCGAGCTCGTGGCCGACGACCGCATTGAACTCGTCTTCGGAGACCAGTTCCATAAGCGACGCCGACAGATACATGGTTTCGCCGGTGAGTCGCTCCTTCGATCCGACTAGGCGAATTCCCGCCGCGGTGACAAAAAAATTGGGCAGCAGCCCGAGAACGACATGGTCCGGCACCCGGGCACCAATCCGCGTCGCGACCGTTCGGACCCGATGCCAAAGTCGCGGCTGGTCCACCTCTGAGACTTCGACGCCAACGATCGGCGATGCCGCGGGTCGCACCGCCCGGAACACCGACTGCACGATCTCCCAGGCGCCGTATAGGGCACCGCCCGCGACCGGCAGAATCAAGCCGATGCTGACGGCATGAATCAGCACGATTTCCAGCAGCGCCACGCCGCAGACGACGATCGCCGCCTGGGCGAGGACCAGCAGCGCCAGGATCAGGGCGACGAAGCGCACGAGATGGCGAAACACGACGACCAGTCGCTCCCGCCTTTCGCCGCATACCAACGCCGCGAGCCACACGGACAGGACGAGCCCGCAACCGGCCACCGCGGCGAGGACCGAGACGCATGCCAGGATCAGGGCAATCCCGAACATACCGAGCTTGAAACCGAGCGCATAGGAGGCCGCAAGACCGAAGCCAGGAATACCGAACAATATCAACAGAAACGCAAAGGTACGGCGGAGATTCGCAAGCATGAGCGGCCTTCATCGACAGATTGACGTCGCACGCTAGCACGGCAAATCCGCTCGCGACAGTTGAGAAGACACAGCACTACACCTTCACACTGGTGAACTTGCAGCTCTTCAACAGCCACAGAGTGCTCGCCCAGTTCTCGTACTCGTGCACGTCGTCGAGGAACCGGCAGACGAAATAGAATTCCAGGTTCAACACCTGGATCTGCGCGCCGGCGGCGGGTGCCGCGGCAAACGTCAGGACATTCGGCAGCGTGATGCCCCAGTTGGTGACGGTGGCTCCTGCGACAGTGACCGTCGGCTGATTGGCGGCCTGGCCGATCGGTTCGATCCAGCCGCCCAGGTCGCGGATCAGCGGGAATTGGGTCGTGATGCCGTCGCCGACGCCGATCACCTGGGATGCCACGAGATTGTCGGTCGGGTCCATGTAGAGAAAGCTGTCGAACTGGCCCTGGCGCTGCAGGAAGAAGCCCATCAGCTGCTGCAGTTCCTGATACGCCGTCGCCGCGCGCAGCACCTCGTAGGTCAGTTCGAACTCGTAGAGCGGATAGGCATAGTTCGCCGCCCGCACCTCACGGCCGGACGTGCGTTTGGAGATGCGCGTCGAGAAGGTCGGCCGCTTGAAGCTGGACCAGGCGAGGCTCGGCAGATTGGGAAAGATCGCCTGGCTCATGCGAGCGCTCCCTTGGACCCGAGCTTGCCGTTGCGGTGCCAGTTGCGGACGTTCTTGATGAAGATGTCCTGATGCTGCTGCAGCAACTGGTCGACCCCGGTCGCATCGATCGCCGAGACGGTCGGCGCGAACTGGAATTGCATGGTCGTGCCCTGGCCCCCTGCCCGCGCCTGCGGCTGTGCCAGCGACTGGCGCAGCGGCGAGGCGATCGAGGCCGGCAGCACCATTTCGTCCTTATGCAACTCGGTCAGCGCGCCGTCATAGGGCACCTGGTCCCAGCCGCCGGCGGCGGACGCGAGCGTGGCGTAGGCCATGCCGTTGGCGTAGGTCGCGGCCGCCACCTCCGGTGCCATGCTCCAACCGATCAGCGGAATGGCCGCGACCGAGGCGCTGGCGGCGACCGCGGCAACCGCTGCCCAGGATGCGGCATTGCTGACGGCCGCCGCCTTGGTGTCCAGCAGGGCTGTGGCACTCGCCATGGCGTCCGCCGTCGTGCGCGCGGTGGTGCCGGCCGTGCTGGCCGCGGTCTTGCCAGTTTCCAGGCCCAGCCATTGCGCGATCGCCTCGCCGATCCGGCTGAACAGGCTGGAATTTTCGCTATCGCCGATGGCATTGCGCGCAGCAGCGCCCGCCTGGGCGGCAGCAGTCTTGCTCCCCTCCGTGCCTTGCGTCAGCACCAGGCTTTTCAGCTGGCCGCTGGCCCAATCCTCCGGAACCTTCAGCGCCATATCGAGGAAGCGCTGCTCGATGCCGACCGCGATCTTGTCCATACCGGCCTTGAAGCTGGTCGTGCCGCGCAGCATGCCGCCGATGGTCGTGTTCATCGAGGTTTCGATACTCTTGGCCGTGCGATCCCAGGCCAGCGACGTGGCGCGGGCCGACTGATCCTGCGACTTGCCGGCATTCGCGGCGCCGCTGCCCACCGTTTTCGCCATACTGGCGGCGAAATCGCCGACCAGCTTGCTCGCCTCGGCCAGCTTCTGTTCCAGATCGTCCAGATCCGCGCCGATCTGGACCGAGATCGCGAGATCGTCGGCCATTCATGTCTCCTTTCAGCGGATCGGGCTGGCACCGAACAAGGCGATCAAGTCACCCAAGTCCGCGGGCTCGGGCTCCGGTTTCGGGCCGACGCCCAGCCAGGCAGCGATCAGCAGGTGGGTCGGCGGATGCCGGGCCCAGTAGCGCTGCAGGGCGCGGTAGTGATGCAGGGTCATGGTCCGGGCGATCATGTCCCAGCTGCCGGCGCCGCACGCCACCAGCTCGGCCACAAGATCGTCCGGGTCGCTCACGACCCTGCCGCGGGCTCCCCCGGCGCGGGCTGCTCCGCCGGCATCAGCCCGGACGCCTGCAGCAGTGCCGGCAGCTGGGTGACGAGGCCGACCAGCTCCGAGCCCTTCAAGCGCTCCTCGATCGCGGCCTGGGTCAGCTCCGGGCGCACCCCGGCCAGAGCGGCCGCGACGATCTCGATCGAGGTCGAGGCCTGGTCGATCAGGTTGGTCCGGGTCGGCATGGCCTGGATCGCGGGCCAGGCGCGTTTCAAGGCGGCGAAGCACATGGCCGGCACGGCGACCGCCTCGCCGCCGATGGTCACGGTGACGCTCTGGTCCATGGCGCCTACTCCGACAGGCTGAGGAAGCCGACATTGCCGGCCGGATCGCTCTGCGCCTGGAAATCCAGCTCGCTGATCGACCAATCGTCCTGCTTGGTCGGGAAGCTGAGCTTGGAGGCGACGCAGGCGTTCAACTGCAGGGTCAGCTGCTTTCCGGCGTACTGCTCGCTGAAGGTCGCCTGGAACGTCGGCGTCAAGCCCATCAGCGGATTGCCGAGCGTGATGCGCGTGCCGGTCGTGCTGGTATATTCGTAGTTCAACAGCAGGGCGGCGCCCTCGTCCGCCGCAGCGAAGCTGTAGACCCCGCCGGTGGCGACCGCATATTGGCCCTGGGTCGGCGCGCTCGCGACCTTGGTCAGCGGCGCCCCGGTCTGGGCGTAGAACACGCCGAGGTCGGTCGCGAAATTGGCGCCGTTCTGCGCCGTCACCTGAAACGGCGAGGACGCCGGCACCACCCCCGCCTCGCTCTGCGCCACCAGGCTCTGGCCCGTGGTCAGCGTCTGGCCGAAGAACAGGTTGTTGAAGATGGCGCCGTTGATCTGGGCGAACTTGGCCTTGCCCTCGATCTTGGCCTTGCCGCGGGCCAGCGCCAGGGCGAACTGGCCCTGGCCGTAAAGCTCCTTCAGGTCGCCCGAGAAATCGAGCTGCACGTCCTGCAGGGCACCGAACTTGGTCGGCGTGGCGTTGGCGATGTCGGTGCGCAGCGCATAGAGCGCGCCGCCGCCGAAGGCGAACTGGGGCATCGGTTTCTCTTTTGGGGGAATTCAGGGAACGAGGATTTCGACGGGCAGGATGGCGACGGCCTGATCGCCCAGCAGGCCCTCGTCGCTTTCGATCCGGCCGGCGATCCAGGCATGCTCGACCAACCCGCCCAGGGTCTGGGTGACCTGGCCCGGATCGGGCGCGAGCGCCGCCTCGATCGCATCGATCAGCGGGTTCATGACTTGGCTGGGGGCGACGGTCGGGTCGGCTGCGGTATTGACATAGACGAACAGCTCGACCGACAGGCGGCGGGCCGGCGGCAAGCCGTCCTTGCGGGTCCAGCTTTCGCCCTTCTGCACCTGGAACAACGCTGGCTGCTCGGCCGGCGTCACGTCGGCCCAGTGTTTCAGCCGGCGGCTGGAGGTGGTGAAACCGGGGATCGCGGCCAGCCGCTGGAACAGCGCCGCCTGGATCGTCTCGCGCGCCGCACTCATGATGCGATCGCCCGGCCGATGGCCGCCACGAAGCTGTCCGGCAGATCCACCGCCGCGAGCGCCGGCACCAGATAGGGGCGGCCCGGCCGATCGACGTTGCGCTGAAACGCGCCGACCGCGATCGGATGCGGCGCCACCGCGCGGCCGAACACTTCACGGATCTCCCGCAAATAGGCCTTCACGCTTTCGCTGCCCTGGAAGCCCATTTCCTGCAGCCTTGCATAGGGCAGATCGGAACCGATTGCGGCCCGCAGCCCATCGGGCTCGGCCGTGATGGAATCGCCCAACGCACCGCCGGCAATGCCGCCTGCCTGATCCGCCAGGGCCGCAGCCTGGGCCTGGATCTCCAGCGTCAGTTCCGCCCGGATCGCGGCCCCCAGCCCTTGCAGCCGCGACTGGAGCTGCTCGATGCCGCTCACAGCGGCACGACCTTGCGATAGCGCTGCAGCGCAGTCGCGACGTCGGCCGGCATGTCCTTCTGAGCGAAGCTGGTGGTCTCGCCGGCAAGCCCCTTGGACACCAAGCCGATGCGTTCCCGCTCACGATAGCGCAGTGCCGCCAGCGCGATCGTCGCCTGCTCGACCTCGGGCGGGACCCCGGCATAGCCGGCCTGATAGCTGAGCTGGATATTGCCGAGCCCGCGCCGGAAGCCGCCACCGAGTAGGGCAAGCCGGGTCGGGCTGAAGACATAGCCGGGCGCCACGCCATCGGGCGACGGCAAGATTGGATGACCGTCGATCGCGAGCGCGGTCACGGCCGTGACCGGCGTCACGGTGAAGGCCAGTGTCGTCCCTCCGGTGCCGTCGCGGGTCTCGACGAAACCCGTGAGCCCGATCGGCCGCCCCAGCCAATTCTCGACGAAAGCGGAGGCGGCGGTGACGAGCCGGCCCAGCAGCGCATCGTCGCCGGTCGCGGTCAGATTGAGCCAAGCCTTGAGGTTGGCGAGCGTGGTGAGATCGGCCATGGCTATCCCCTTCGGAAAAAGGCAGGCGGGCGACCCAAGGCCGCCCGCCGCCGCCGTCAGCCGTTGGAGATGTTGGTGATCATGCCGAACGCCGGCGGGAAGTAGTTCTGCAGCACGCCGTCGGCATAGATGCCGTACTCGTACTTGCGCGTCCGGCGCGGCCATTCGATCGCGAAGAAATCCTGCCGCATGCGCATCTGCAGCACGTTCGCCACGTTCGACAGCGGATAGGGAATGGTCGCGGTCGTGAACAGCACCGTGCCCGGCGGCATGTTCGGGTGCAGCCGGACCGGGATCGCCTGGGCCCCGTCCATCGAATATTTGTTGAGGTAGGACGTGACCAGATCGCCGCCCTTGATCTGGCCCTGATCGACGTTGATGACGAAGCGCTGGGCCGCTCCGGTCGTGGCCGACAGGACCTTGCGGGTGATGTTGCGCTGCTCCTGGCTCGACACCCAGATCGTGTCGGGCGCCAGGCGGTAATTGTCCCAGAAGCTCTGCAGCGCCTGATCGATCTCGACCACGCCGCCGACGCCGTCCGCGGTCAGCGTCGCACCGTTCGCCAGCGTGTCGATGTAGGAGCCGCTGCCGGGCTGCAGGATCTGCGAGAACAGCCCGTCGAAGATCAGCCGGTTCTGGCTATGGTCGGCGGCGAACCCGGCCGTGGCCGGCTGCGCACCGGTGCCGGCCGGCGCCGTCAGCGTGACGGTCGCGACCGAGGTGATCGCGGCCAGCTTCTCCGATCCCGCCGTCCCCAGGAACCAGGCATAGCCGAACGCGCCCGGCACCGGCGTCAGCGACGCGGTGACCGTCGAGCTCGCGCCGGTCGTGGCGATGGTGGCGTTGGCGGATTGCTGGGCCGTGCCCTGATTGACCTGCTCGGTCGTGCCATCGGCGAGCGTACGGGTGCCGGAAAGCGGCAGACCGCCGGCAACCGAGGATGCCAGGAACCCCTCGTAGCTGAGCGCCACGGCGATGACGCTTTGGGTACCGGATGCGATCGTGCCACCGGAACCGGCCGTGGTCAGGCTGGGCGTCGGTGTCGTGCCCAGCGCCAGCGAGGTATTGGCGCCCAGCACGATCTTCTCTTCCTGGATCATCAGGGACTTGATCAGCCCCTCCATGGTCCGGGCTTTCAGATCGTCGAAGCCGTCGGCGGCGTAGCTCGCCTCGAAGCTGGCGAAATCGTCGAAGCCGTAGCCGCGGTAGACCGCGTAATAGTCCTTGGTGCTGGTGATCAGCACCGGGCCGCGATTGCCCTCGCTGACGCCGAAGGTGGCGTTGCCGACATTGACGCCGGTGATGGCGCGCCAATTGGCCTGGATGCCGCCGGACGCCGTGACGCGCGGGATCATGTTCCTGAGCGGCGTGATGACCGGCACCAGCGACTTCGCCGGCTTTTCCAGGTCGTACCAGGTGATGCCTGAGATCGGGTTCGTCGACTGCGTGAAGCTCTTGGTGAGGCTGCCGAACGGCATGGGCGTGGCCAGCGCCTCGCGGGTCAGGCTCAAGGTATCGTCGGTCGTGGTCATCGGGCGTTTCCTCAATAAAAAACCCGGCTGAACAGCCGGGTCGGACGAGCGGGGATGTCGGGAGGCGAGCGGTCAGAAGATGCGCGGCCGGCTGAGCGCCGCCTTGATCAGGCCGTTGGTGTCGCTGGGCTCCTCGGCCGGGTAGCGGCCCAGGTCCTCCTGCTTGGCGATCGCCCGCAGATTGCCGCGCGCCGGCGCCGGGTGATCCTCGATCCGGCCGATGCGGGCGGCGAGCCGGGCATAATCCTCGGTCAGGCGGCCGAGCGTGCGGGCCAGCTTCGCGACCGTGTCATCGTCGTCGCCGTCGGTCGCGTCGTCGCCCGCGGCACAGCCGGAGCAGTCGGCGCCCAGCGAGGCGGCATGGTCATGGATCGCCTGGATGTGCGACAGGTCGGCCCTGGAATTGCGCCGCCCGACCTTGATGAGCGGGTCCGCCGACTTGAACATCTCGAACACCGCCTCCGGGTTCGACGGCCGGTCGACCAGGCTGATTTCAGAGAGCGAGCAGCCGGTGATGACATGCTTCTGCATCGGGTCGCGCGCGGTGACCTGGCCCGCGACCGAGAAGCCGGAATAGACGCCTTCCTTGACCTTGGCCCAGGCCTCGTCATCGACGATCTTGGCGGCGAGATAGAGGCCCTTGTCGTCGATGGTAGCGCCCTTGGCCTTACCCACGGCGGAGGGTTGATGCATCTCGCGGATATTGCCGAAGCGCATGAAGCCGGGCAGCGCCGCCTCGATCGCATCGCGCTTGATGATCTCGCCCTGGCTGTCGAGCGCCTCGGTCGAGGCATAGCCGTAGACCATGCGCTGCTCCTCGTCGATCTTCTGCAGCGGCGCGTAGATCCTCATGGTTCGGAACTCCTCCGGATGTGGGAAATAAAAAACCCGCCGCGGCAGGAGCCGGGCGGGCACAATTCGAACGATGGGTATTTTCTGTCAGATAACTCGGAACGGGTCAAGCAAAAAGTTCTTGTTTCGTTCCTATTATAGGTCTCCCGTCGACCCTCCTTGATCCTGACCGAAGACCATACCCCTTCCAAGGGGTGGTTCGGCGTGGCCGTCCAAAGGTACGCGTCCGGTGCGGAAGGTCCGCTCAGCGGTAGCTGCGTCGCATAGACAGGCCGCGTTTGACCACGAAGAACAACCCAATGGTTATGAGCGCGAGGGCGAGCCAGGCCTCGCACCAAAGCTCATACATTCCTGCGTCGTAGGCCGCCTCACCGTCGAGATGAAACACAGGCCCAACGATGTTCGGTATCGGGACGCGGAAGGCGGTATATGGCGGGAAATGGCCCACGATAGTCGATGTCGAGAGTGCGAGTCCTGCACCCGTAGCGGCCCATCCAAGAATTCTCAATCGCGTCCGCCAGCGCTGAAGCATAGCCCAGCGCAATATGGCGCCCACGATCGCGGGCACGAGGAGGAGCTGATAGGGGTCGATTGCCGGGATTGGCACAAGGAGGAAAGGAACGAGCCCACATGCGGCCGCAATAGCCAACGCAAGCCAGTAGGCGACGCTATTGATCAATCCGTGACGTGTCGTCGCCCACTCTTTTTATCCAAGGCATGAGCTCGTCGATTCGGCTGATCGGATGCCCTTCGGCGATCGACGAAGCACATCGCGCAGATAGGTGACGATATATCTAGTTTGGCAGCGCTAGGCTAACGCCAAAGCTAACGAACAGGTCGCCGCTCAAAATTCATCCTTGCATTTACGGAATATAATTCCATAAATGCAAGGATGATAGAGCGAAAAATCGAGCCCCATCTCATCGAACTGCTGGATCGATCGCCCGCCGTCGCACTGCTCGGGCCGCGGCAGGTCGGCAAGACGACGCTGGCACTCGACGTCGCCGAGGTCCGTCCGTCGATCTATCTCGATCTCGAATCCGACAGCGATCGGGCCAAACTTGCCGATCCCGAACTCTATCTGGCGGGCCACGCCGACCAGCTGGTCATCCTGGACGAGGTTCATCGTCTGCCGGACTTGTTTCGCGCGCTTCGCGGCATCATCGATCGTGGCCGCCGGAGCGGACAAGGCCTGTCGCGCTTCCTGCTGCTGGGATCCGCGTCGATCGATCTGTTGAAGCAATCGGGCGAATCGCTCGCCGGCCGCATTGCCTATCTCGAGCTCGGCCCGGTCGGCATCGCCGAGATCGACGCGGGCCAACGGGAAACCCTATGGGTCCGCGGCGGCTTCCCCGACAGCCTGCTGGCGCAGAGCGACGCCGACAGCGTCCGCTGGCGGCGCGATTTCATCCGCACCTATCTGGAGCGTGACATTCCGCAATTCGGCCCCCGGATCGCGGCCGAAACGCTCCGGCGGTTTTGGACCATGCTCGCCCATCATCACGGCGGCCTGCTCAACGCGGCCGAACTCGCACGCGGGCTCGGCGTCGATGGCAAGACGGTCGCGGCCTATCTGGATCTGCTGGTCGACCTGCTGCTGGTCCGGCGCCTGCCTTCCTGGCACGCGAATGTCGGCAAGCGGCTGGTCAAGTCGCCCAAGGTCTATGTGCGCGATAGCGGACTGGTGCATGCGCTGCTCGGGCTCGGCGATCTGGAAAGCCTACTGGGTCATCCGGTGGTCGGCACCAGTTGGGAAGGCTTCGTGATTGAGAACGCGATCGCCGCCGCACCGGCCGGAACCGAAGCCTCATTTTATCGAACCGCGGCCGGTGCCGAGATCGATCTGCTGCTGACCCTGCCCGGCGGCCGCCTCTGGGCCATCGAGATCAAGCGCAGCCTGGCGCCCAAGGTGGAAAAGGGCTTCCACCTTGCTTGCGACGACCTGAAACCCGAGCGCCGGTTCGTCGTCTATCCGGGAACCGAACGTTTCCCACTGAAGGGCGACACCGAGGCAATCGGTTTGGATGCTTTCATCAAAACCGTGTCGGCGGCGTAGGTTGTCCTTCTCGGCAGATGATTTCCTGTGTCCTTCGAGAACGGTCAGTGCGCTGAGCCAACGAAATCGAAACCACCGACCGCTAGCTTTTCGAGAAAATCGGCCACGGACGCGGCCAGTTCCCGACGCTCATGAAGCAGGTACACCGGCAGATTCGCGTTATTCGGGCACCACATGACGAAATCCGAGTCGATCAATAAGTCGCCAAAAACAGCATATATTTTATCATCCATCTTCGATTCCAGAGATTTTTCCTGAACTATTCTGTCAATAGACCATAAAGAAATCTGACTTTTCTGGTCACATCCTTCAAATCCATTGAATGTCGAATACAGATCCAAAATATACTTGTCCACTTTCCCCTCACCGACGCTGGCAAGCCTCGTCAGTTCGGCCTGACTGGCTGGAGGTGATAGCTTCGTCTCCCGCGCCAAGAGCGCCGTTTGTACTTGCAGTGCTTCCATCTCAGCGTCTCCGCATTTGATCCAGAATAGTTTGAATAGCTTGCCGTCGCAGGGCTTGGGTTCCGATCTTGTCGATTCCTCGCTCGATGGCTTGCTGAGCGATCTGTTGGTAACTCTGCAGAGTTTGTATTGTTACCTCGGGTGGAAGATCCACGGAACCCTGGGCGGCCCGATCCAACAGACTTTGGGCCCCCGCTGGGCCTTGGCCAAACAGCTCCCGTAGGCCCGCTCTTTCGGCGAGCGAAAGTATGGGCGCGCTATCGACCGCCACCGGAGCCAGCAAACTCGCCGCCCTGACAGCCAACGGAGTGGCAACCGACACCGCCGCCCCGATAACCGCCTCTTTGCCCGTCATCGTCCCGTAAGTGGTCGGGCTCATGCCGTCGTAGTAGGGCACCGGTGTGTTCCAAAAGCTGTACCCGTCGCTCTTGCCGGCGGCTCCATCCGGACTCCATCGCCCATCCTGGTCACGTGCCT